CATGGCAATTAATCAAGGCGAATACGTAGTAGAGAACGATGAGTTCTCAAACTCAGCTGCTTCGATCACAGATCGTCCAGCTCAAGCAACATCATCTTCTATCAAGTCTGGTTGGGACGCTGCAGCTCCAGCTGTTTCTAATAGCGAATTTCCAAAAGACTTTAAGTTCGTAGATGGCGAACATCAAATTGTAAAGTTCTTGGATCCAGACGGTCCATTTGCAGTTTACAAGCAACATTTCCTTAGCCAAGTAACTACAGGTCGTCGTTCCTACGTGTCCACAGGACCTAACGATCCTCTTATTACTTTGCTCGGCAGCAAGCCTGAAGAGAAGAAGGCTTTTAGCGTTGTTAATCTGAGTGCTCCGGGAGGACCACAACGTCAGATTCTTACCGCATCTCCTCGTTTGTTTAAGTCCTTACACGCTGCTCATTTTTCACCTCAAGGCCCATTGACCAAGAACTACTGGTCTCTAAGCCGTACAGGTAAGATGCAGCAAACCGTTTACAACATCAACTCAGTTAAGCCTCGTGATCTTGCAGAAGATTGGGGCATCAATAACGTTGATGAGATTGAAGCGCTCATCGCAACAATGAAACCTTTTACACGTGCTGATATTAAAGAGCACACAGTAGAAGAGTTGGAAGCAGTCGCTCGTTCTCTTATGTAAGTAAACACGTTAACTGTTGGAGGGTTGCCCACCCCTGGTGTCAACCCTCCAGCTCTATCATTGGGACACACTTTGAACATTATTACAACTAAAGAACAATTAGCTGAGATGGTTGAGTATTACCTCCAGCAAGATGCTTTTGCATTTGACGTTGAAACTGTAGGTGACCGTCGAGGTGTGCCAGCAGTTAACGAGGTGCTCTGGATAAGCTTTGCAACTCATGGCCGCGGAGATGTTATACCTATGGGTCATCCACACGGCGAGTTCATCGAAGAGACCTACCCTCTTACAGGTCAAGGAGAAAAGCGCGTAGCCGCAGGTCTCCCAGCACGCGAGTTAGATTATTCTAGGGATAAGAAGAAGGCCATCAAACACTTTGGCTCAGCCCCTATCCAATTATTTCCAGCAGAAGTTTTTGCGGCATTAAAGCCTTTACTTTTTAACGAGGACATCCTTACTATCGGCCACAACTTAGTGTTCGATCTATGCTCCGTAACTAAGTACTACGGGGAAGTTCCTGTAGGCCCTTACTTTGACACCTTGATGGCGTCTTTTCTATACAACAACAAGAACGCAGGTAAGTTAGGTCTAGATGACTGCTTGCAACGTGAGTTCGGCTATAGCATGGTCAAAGGCATTGGTCACATGGTCGAGATGTACTCCTTTAGCGAGGTTGCTAAATACGCTTATCTTGATGCCAAGTACACGTTCCTTCTATGGAAAGACCTTGTGCCTAAGCTGACCGCAGCTGACGTTGATCAGGTAATGAATCTCGAGATGGATGTCTTGCGTGTTCTTTGCGATATGAAGCTGACAGGCGCACCTATAGATATGGAAGACTTAAAGAGCCTGTATGAGCGTTTTACTTTAGAAATTGAAGAGATTAAGTCTGATATCTACCGTATTGCGGGTCGTGTGTTTAACATGAACTCCAACCCAGAGAAGCAATATCTTCTATACGGGCCTGTATCAGAGGGGTGTCGAGGCCTTAAGCCCTTGATCCTCACAGGAAAAGGTCTTAAGAATGAAGGAGACCTGACCTATAGTGACTACTCGGTTTCTTTTGACGCCCTAGAGCCATACCGTGAGACCGATGAGCTTGTAGGTAAGCTTCTTGAATACGCAGATATGAATAAGCTTATGAGCACTTACGTTATCCCTTACCTTGGAGGTGAGGTGGTAAAGACTGTTAACGGAAAGACAAAGACTGAGGAGAAGGAAAGCCTTCTAATCAACGGGCGCATTTACGGAGACTTTGTTCAATGGGGTGCGGAGACTGGCCGTTTCTCTAGTCGTAACCCTAACCTTCAAAACTTGCCTGCACCTAACAAGAAGCTTCCTCCAGAGAAGGATTACGGAACTTTGATTCGTAACGTGTTCACTGCTCCTGAAGGTCACAAGTTAATTGTTGCTGACTACTCCCAGATTGAACCTCGAGTAATTGCGGCTATGTCCGAAGACCCAATTATGATGAACAACTATTTGACAGGTGGAGACATATACACCACTGTAGGCAACATTATGGGTGTTGACCGCAAAGCGGGTAAAGTACTTGTTCTAGCCATGGTGTATGGTGTAGGCCCAGATAAGATCTCGCGTCAGATCGGATGTACTGTCCCAGAGGCTAAAAAGCTACTATCAGACTTCTCAGAGAAGTTCGTATCTGTGGATAAGTATCGTTTACGGGTGGTTGGGGTTGCTCGTAACAAGGGGTATGTAACAACTATATTGAAGCGACGTCGTTATCTTCCAGAAATTACCTCCAAGAACAACATGGATAGGTCCAGCGCTGAGCGTCAAGCGTTCAACACGCGCATTCAGGGTTCAGCAGCGGATATCATTAAACTTGCTATGATTAGGGCCCACAAGGCGATTCCTAAAGAGTCAAAGCTGCTTCTCACCGTACATGATGAGTTAGTTACCTTAGCTCCAGACCACCTTGTAGAAGAAACTACAGAGGCAATTCGTGAGGCTATGGAAGGTATCAACCTAATCTCCGTGCCGCTTGTTGCAGACATTAAAGTCGTACAGAAGTGGGGAGAAGCGAAGTGAATTGGTTCCGTCGTTTGGTCGGTAAAGACCCTGAGTACGAAATCGTGCAGCATGACATACCGCTTAGTACTGTTCTTCGTTGGTACCTTTACGACACCGAACTAGTTGAGCCAAACTCAATCGTAGAAGAGCTTGGACTGTCACTTGTAAGCGAAGAGGGTGACGCCAAGGAACGAGAAGATAGCGATCTTCGTATAAAGAATGTCGCACCTCTTTACACGTTCTTGGACTCCATAGCTGACATCAGTGCTAACGTTCTTACCAGTATTCACTTGAAAGAACTTAAACAAGAAAACGAAGAGGCATTTAAAGAGTACTCCGAAGAAATTTCAAGTATGAATAGTGTGTACAAGGCAGTAGCTTTATCTACATTGCTTGGCGCGTTTTCTATTAGCGTAGATTTAGGTATCGTTGATATTAGTGGTATATTATCCGACGTTATAGACAAGGAGAACGACAATGGCTGACAGTTCAGACTGGTTTGCAAAACGTATGGGTGTTCCCCAACAACAGCAACAACCTAACTACACGCAACCGCCTATGCCTACCGTTCCTCAACAGTTCACGCCTCAGAATCCCGCCTACCCTACTCAGCAATATGTGCCTGAGCAGACAGGTGCACGACCAACAGCATCTGTTGAATCAACCCGTTGTCCCGGATGTGGTAGCGGTAACTACGGAAAGTCACCCATGGCCCCAGAGTCTAAAGCTCGTTGCTATGACTGCGGTTATCCATTAGTTCAATCAGGTAGTGGCATGGGCTCAGCTGGAAGTCAAGCGACAGGTGGACCTGCTATTCCAGCAAAGCAAATTCAAACAGGTGGGTTTAACCCAACAACAATCATTGGACACATTTAATGGCGATTATTACAGCAGAGCTAAACAAGGTTTTTAAAGATATTAACAAGAAGATGGGCGACGGAACAATTGTTCTTGGCTCAGAGATTCGCGACGACGTAATGGGCTACATTACTACAGGATCTATCTCACTAGACGTTGCTTTAGGTGGGGGATGGCCAATCAATCAGTGGCATGAAATCATTGGCGAAGAGAGCCAAGGTAAGACTGCTATCGCCCTAAAGACCATCGCCGCTAATCAGGCGCGGGATCCCGAGTTCACAACAGTGTGGATTGCTGCAGAGCAATGGGTACCAAAGTACGCTGAGATGTGCGGGGTTGATACCTCTAGGGTTTTTATCGTATCAACTAACATCATGGAAGAAGCCTATGAAGCGGTCATTAAAGTCGTTGAAACCAAAAGCATTGATTGCATTGTTATTGACAGTCTCCCTGCTCTGGTACCTAATGCAGAAGATGAAAAAGAAATGGAAGAACATACAGTTGGACGAGGAGCTCTTCTAACCAACAAGTTCTTCCGTAAAGTAGGTATTGCTTCTAAGCGGTCTCTAACCGAGTTTGAGCGCCCTTTTGTAGGCATCATGATTAATCAGTGGCGCGATAAGGTGGGCGTCATGTACGGAGATCCTCGCACCACTCCCGGAGGTAAGGGTAAGAACTTTGCCTACTTCACTCGGGTAGATATGCGCCGCGATGATTGGATTGAGGCAGGTTCTGGAGAGAACAAGCGCCGTGTGGGTCAGACTATTAAGGCTCGAGTCCTCAAGAATAAGTCCTGTCTCTTAACAA